ATTTGGACTCGTTCTCACATTGTTTTTCTTAATCAACCACGGTGAGAAACGCGATTGAGTTGAGAAAGCTTACGCCGTTTTCCTGGAGGCGGGTTCAACTGCTCTTAGAACCATTTCCCATCTTACAAGAGTTGTTTTACCAACGGAGATTTGGGAAAGCTCGGTTGGGTTGGCGTTTGTTTTACGCCAACAGGGCGCCTACAATTGTAGTGCCCAAGTCAATGACTTCTTTGTTACGTTGATAAAATTTCTTTGCAGAGTTCCAGATTCTTCGCAAGTATCCCTCATATTGGGACTCAAGCATAGCAGAAGGACTGGCATCTGCTAGACGGTACAACGCGTCCATGACTTGTGGCATGTGGGGCGCAGCGGGGGTTGAGGTAAGAACGGAGTTCCTAGGCAACACGACCCCTTCGCACTGAAGAATGCTATTAATGTAGACTGGGCTGGATGAGGCGGCAGCACCTGTGATGTACATGACAATGATTGACCACCCGGCACTAGTAGCAGCTCCGTTGGCTGTGTTCGTTGGGAATGACATGCCTGTGTAAAACTCGCTGTTGGTGTCAATTCTTTTGAACGGTACGATTAAAGGATCGTTTACTAACGAAGCGAGAGAAACTGACAGGTAATGCGGCATGTTTCTCATTTGGTCCACACTAGTTGGCAAGTCGCCGGTGGCGGCTACAGTTTCAGCTAAAGACCAAGGAACGTGGCACACATGTAGAGTACCAGTAACATTCATTAATGACGCCTGGCATTGGACTCTCACGCCCCCACACACTGTTCTGAAGCTTCCGAACGCCGCGGTGAGTGACGCATAGTTAGCAACAGTGTATGTTATTGTGGTTGACCAAGATGGTGTCGTTCCGGTCCAAGAGGGACGCACCTCGTGACCAAATAGTGATGGGTAAAATGCCAGCAACTGTAACCCTTCCACTGTGGTGGATGGTTGTCGGGCACCACGAGCTGTGAAGGCTGACGACGGACGGCCTACCAAATCAGGCAGTTTTTGGCCCTCACACGTTGGACTGAAAGGGTTGAGGCAATTTCGTAAACACGTCAGGGGCATATCTTCTCCGCCCCCCGCACTCTTTTGTTCTGGTCGCGGTTCTAAAAACGGTTTTGAGCTGCCTGCAGACATGGCTTTTCTCCTCTCTATGTAGTTTCCTTTGGGCTTGACGGCTGGCGCTGGAGTCTTCACTTTAGATCTAGCGCACGGGTCGTTTTGTGTGTGACAATAGTAGTTGTGTGCCACGTGGGCAGCGGCCCCCACGATGGGGTGAACCCAACGCAAGCACTGTAGTGTTCCGTGCCTAATCACTCTGTCCACTAGTCTTGGCCAACTGTTTGACTCTTTTATGATAGAGTCTATTGTGTACAGTGGCCCCATGGCTAGCGTCCAGGCTTCTTCCACCAGCGCGCAAGCTATACTGTCATTGACAGAGAACTCGTGAGCGGCCAATCCCCATGCTGGGAGAACCACGTGCAGGAACGGGATAGTGTTGTAAAGAGTCTTGGCCACCCTGGTTAATATAGAAGGTCGGGCCGCAACATCGTTCTGGTCTGAGGTTATGTCCCAGTACGATTTTTGTCCTGTCTCACAACCGCAGTCTACATTAAAACATTTTTCGAAAAGTGGATCAGTCAAGGCAACGGGTTGTGACCAGTCGATCCGCGCCATTGAGGCCTTCATTGACTCTAGGTCAGCATGGGTGATGTCGTACGTGTCGCAAAACCATTTCTCAGTATGCCAGGAGTATGGAAGCTCAGGAGCGTATTTGTAGGTCTCGGCATTCCACGATTGTTCGGAGAAGTTCGGTTTGATGCATGCACCTTTGCGGCCCAGTTGGTTTTCGACCGTCTGTATAGCCTCACTCAGCACGGGCACGTGCAACGCTATGGGTCTGAGGCTGATGGCTGTTCCAAGCTTGGTCGACAGCTCTTGACGGGGTCTCACTTTGCCAAGATTGAGTCCGAACTTCGCCAATGCTCTGAACGGTTTTATCCCCCACATGCGCACGTCTCCCGCCAGCGGGTAAAATCTACCGCTGCAGTACTCCAAGGTATCAATTGTTTTTGTAAAAATCTTGGCCGTGAAACCTCCACACACTCGGTACTGTTCTATAGCTGCTTGCACACCGCCAGCTGGGACGTTTTCCGGCACAAAGAACCCGTCGTCCCCTGCTGCAACCACTTTTGAACGACGTCCGAAAATATATAGGGCTTTGAGAATGTTGAGCAAAGAGTTGAAGCTACTAGTCCACAGGTCACCGGAAGTTCGGGCGTGGTAGTACATGACTCGAATTCCAACAAGCTCAGTGTTCTTTTTCCCAAAGATCTTTCCGAGAGCCGTTTCCATGACTGGTTGACCGTAGAAGTACTCAGTGAGCAACCACCATTCGAAGTCCAATTGTTCCTTTGTCAGGCTTCCATCCCAGTTGGAACAATCCACTTCCCACACGGTGCCGTCGACATCGGCAAATCTTTGCGCAAGTGCTCCCCGCTCCAATGGTGTACAGTCTTTGTCATACACCTGGTCTGAGTCCTTGGGAAACAGTCTTTCCGCTATAATGGTGGATATACACTCTAAGTATGGTAGTAACACGGCAACGATTTTGTCTGTACGGGCCAACACGGCTCGCGTTTTGAAGTCGGACGGGTCTTTCCCCATGTACGCTTCATCCTTCAGCATTAGCTGCTGTCGCCAGTCGGGTGTGGTTAAGAAATCCTTGGCCATCTTCAACATGTCCTTTTTGCGTTGTGCTGAATAAGGTTTGCCTACAAGCACCTCTTCTAGAGGTCTGATGTTCATCAGATCGTCGAAAGGTTTCTGCTTTTTGAGGTCGTTGAGAAAGGACTTGGCCCATTTGACAAATCTTCTAGCCTCAGCCTTAGAGTAGCCTGCCGGGTTTGCTATTCGCTTGTGTATGCAGGCTTTTACGTTGTCGGGGTGCTTGGTGTCGGGAACAACCATCGGAGCCCTGGGTATAATTGAGCCGTACGTTGTGACTGGTGCCTGTCGTTTGACTGTGTGCGTAGGATCAATGGTCATGTGTGTGGTGCTGGCCACCAACGGTTCACCGTACTGATCAACTTCGTCGTACATCCGCTTGTACGTGCGGTGCACGTCACCCGGTCCGAATCCAAGAGTACTCACATCAACCACACTCCTCGCCAAAGACGCTTTCTGCACGTTCTGGGTTTTAGCGGGCGCATACTTAGCCGTTTTGAATTTCTTTGTGAAGTGGTCATAGTCAGCGGAGAGCCTCTCAAAGGCCATCCTGTCCAGAAATTTACAAACTGGGTTGTACGCCCACGCCATGGCTGAAAGAGCCAGCGCCCAAGGATTTTTGGTGTAGAGGTATGCGCTCAATCCTATCATAGAGGCCGTGAAGGGGACAATGTGAGCATGTGGTCCTGAGTACTTGTCGTCCAACTCTTGGTCCCTAACTCGCGACATGGCCAATTTCACGTTTGCCGCCTCCTTGAAGGCTATGTCCAAAGAATTCTGTCTCGCGTTTTCAATTTGATCAATACCCCGCGTTATTGTGTCATAGATAAACTTGTCAACGTGGAAGGGTATCTTAAACCCATTCCTGGTGAGGTGGTAAATGATCTTGTTTGAAAAGTGAGAACTGGTGATATCTTCCAATGGATCGGCACGTATGATGCCGCAAGCTACTTGGACCACGGCGCGTGCTAAAGATGGTGGCGCCCAGGTTTCTGCAATCACGTCCTCTCCCACTAACACGTAAGGCCCGTACACATCCGCGGCCTTGGTGTTAGTTTCCACTATGGGGCAGCACAAGCGAACACCCTTATACAAGCCCCACGCCATGGTGTCTGTGGCTGTGATCCACAATCCCTCTGACTTGTCCCACATAGCTCTGTGTATGCCAATTCGAAATCCTTCCGGCACAGTGGTGATCCAGTCAGGTTCTTTGTCCTTTTCAGGCTTGCTATGAGAGTGGTCAGGGTTTGGCTTAGGCCCGGCTTCTTCCGCGGCTTCTTTCTTCATTTCAAGGGCTTCTCTCTTGATTTCTCTGGCAGCTTGCATTTCCCCTTCCACTTTTTGGTCCGCCTCTCTCAACCCCTTGGCAGTGACCGCAGCCTTGGATTTTTGTGCCGCGCGCCTTTTGGACTTTACAGCTTTGTCACGTTTTATTTTCTGTGCTTCAGTCCTCGTTATGTTGGAGTGGACTAGTGAAGAGCCAGATTTTCCAATGACGTTAGAAACGTGTCCTTTGGGTTGGTGCAGCAGCGCCTCTTGTTCATCCAGGATTTCAACGTCGGTGAGATTGGTCTTGGTCATGAGATCCTCCTTCTCTTCTTCTTCCGACGGCAGGTCCTCGTCTCGCAACTCTAAGGTGGATGGTGCCGATGACCTGGCCACTTCCACCCAACTACGGGCTGTTACGTGCAAAGACGTGAAGGCGCTTCTGCTAAATTGTCTGATCAGTTGTTTGCCCATTTCTTGAATTATCATGTATAGTAATGATGTCATGTTTGTGTCAAGAAATTCCCCTCAGTGTACTGTGGGGAGGTAATTTCTCCATTCTGCATCGCAAGCTGGGTCGGGCGAACAGTTAGTGGTAGGTGGTATGTGTGGGTTGGGCAAATCCGCGAGGCCATTTTTCCATTTGGCTCCCCCCCACACACGTTGTAGTCTCTCTGGGCTTAAGAGAAAACACGTTGTGGGGTGACAAAGCTACTCACGCGACGAGGCTAGGATCCTGATCGGCTGCTATTAGACAGCTTTCCTTCCTACATGACGCTTTCCGAATTGTCAGCTTCCCGGGACAAGTAAGGAACACCCGGTACTTAATTGTTTATGGACTACCAACAGCCATCACACACTCCTTTCCACCACTTATTCACCCACGGTTCCAGCAAGACGGGCAGAATTGCCCACCTAGCCTTTGGGTCCTACAAGGTTTCTTTTTCGATTTATCGGCATTGCCGGCGAAACGTGGGAAGTTTCTTCATCTAATCAAGATTCCCTGGTCACGGGATACAGGTTTTAGTGGTACTGACCAGCGGAGACGCAGGTCAGGGGAGGGGGTTTTCCCTCCCGACAGGGAAGACAGAGATTATCCCTCTATGGTCTTTCCCCTTGCATTTTACGACTTGCCACCTTGCAACATGCGGGCGGACCATGCTTGCGCACCAGAAGCATAGGTGAAAATCCG